ACCGGGCGGGCGTGTGTCACCGCGAGTGTCACCGCGAGTGTCACTAGGTGTCACCGCGAGTGTCACTAGGTGTCGGACGGTGTGTCCATCGCCACATCATCGGGTGCGGCGTCAAACATTGCATCCCAAGCCGGATCAATTTGGGCGGCCTTAGCATGTTCGGTGCACAACCACTCTCCGGGCGGCACGGTCCCGACCAGCCACACGGCCCATTTGAGGCATAAAGCGTGGCTGCAAGGGATGGTTTGATCCTCAATCGTATGCTGCCAGAATGGCATCCCGACATCTGTTGTATCTTCCACCTTTGCTTTCGCTGTTTCGCTACGCAAAACCGCCGCCGCAGATGTTGACTCCGCCATTCTTTATCTCCAAACGGGCAGCGGCCCGCCGATCAGTCCGAGCAACATATAAATCAACACAATCGCCCCGATCACAACCACAACAACTTGTGCAATCTGTGCCAAGGGCGGCGGCAGTGGTATCAACGTGACGATCCACCAGACCAGTCCCAACACAATTAGGACGATTAGAAGTGTTATCAGAAGACTAATCATCGCTTTAGATCAGTTGTTAGTCACATGGGGGATGCGGCCCGAATTTCACGGGCCTCCCCTGATTACCGCTCACGCGGGGCTCTCCGGGGTCGAGAGGGCGTTACTTTGGGGTTGGCGTTGGCGCAATCGGTTGCGACACGCTCAGGCTTGGATCAACGCAGACATATCGCCAGCCATACCCGGGGATGCCGGCCACAACCCAGAATGTCTGACTTGGCAACCCCTGATCGGGCGAACCGGGCGGACGCGGCAGCGTGTTATCGGGTGAACCCGGCTCTGGCGGCAGTCCCTGATCGGGGTGAGCCGGCGGACGTGGGAGCCCCTGGTCGGGATGCCCTGGCGACGGCCAGATAGTTCCTGGCGGGACCGAGCTACCGGGCGGGACAGGGACAATCGGATGCGAGATCGTCGGCGGCGGCCAGACTCCGGGGGGTGGTACGGGGAGGGAATTGTCGACGCCCGGCTGCGAGCCCGGCAATCCCTGGTCGGGATGCCCCTCGCCGACGCCATAGCCTGGGTCAACCGGTCCGCCGGTTTGATGAACTCGAATTGGCGATGCACTAACTGCGACGTAAGGCATTTACTTTCTCCTTTTCAAATACTGCTTGCGAGTAGGCCCCCGAGCAGGATCGCCAGGGGGAGTAGGATAGATTTCCATTCTTTCATCAGGGCAGGTTCCTATTCCAAGCTCTGCCTGCCACAAACCTTTTACGGGCAGCGTTGTACAACCTCCGAGCACGGCGAACAGCACGGCTGCCGCAGACTTAGCTAGCCCGCTTTTCGTTTTCATCCTTCCCGCCTGCGTGAACATAGATCACTCGCGGCCTTGTCTGTTCGAGCACAGCTTGAAACCCGATAAGCACAATCAGGGTAAGCCCCGCGAGCATGACTAGGATGGCAATCTCCGCGTCTCTCATGCTCGTCTGAACTCCCCTTCCACCATCGCCCACGCGGCGACGATCACCAGCAGCACGCCCAATAATATGAGGGCGATCCGTATCAGTTTGTCCCAACCATAGCTAAGGATTGCCGGCAGTCCGCCGGTGCCGCCAGTGCCCAAATCCCCGGGCGTTCCCTCGCCGGTTCCCGGCCCGGCCGGCGGGGAGAGTCCGGGGGTTCCGGGGAGTTGCACCTGTCCAGTGTCGGGGTTGAAATACGTTCCGGTTTCGGGATTGAAGATATAGTCGGTGCCGCCGCCATAATCGCCGCTGCTGGCGGTTCCGCCTGTTGTGGTATTGGTGCCGCCGCCCCCCGGCTGAGTGAAAGCCGGATCATCCGATGTACTAAACCCGGATGGATCGCCGCCGCTTCCCCCGGACACGCTCTGCGGCGTTGAACTAACATAGACCGGGTTTCGCGCCAGTGCCGAGGCGGTAGAATTACACCCTGCACAAGTCCAATTACTAACCGGAGTAATGGACGCAACCTGATCTTGTACTGCCGGCGGGGCCATATAAGCGCGTGGATATTGATTAGTATCAACTCCCGCTTGTGGGGCAAAGGTGCGCCAAGTCGAATCGAGAAACCCATAGCCGCCGCTGGCACTCGATCTAACCCCCGAGGATGTATATCCCGAAGGGTAATGAATTTGATCGTACCGCCCTTCGGAGGTCCGCAGTTTCGGTAGAGCTTGGGGGGTCCAATAAGCCATCAGCTTCCGAGCGTATTACCGTTCTGCCCCCGCACTCCCCAAAACGATGGATTGATCGCGGGCGGGGTTGCGGTCTTAGTCCAACCCCATGCGCCGGGCCGGGGAGCAACAACCGGCGGCAGTGCGGCGGATCGTACACTTGGCGCATTGCTCATGTAGTTCCCCGCCGGCGGCATTCCCCGGTAATAGGCGGGGTGTCCCATATAGGCCGAGCCATCGGTGAATGGGATTGATCTACCTGCCATATCCTGAACCTTTCTGCGCCGATATCTGCGGCGTTCCCATAGACCAACTGGTCCAGGGATTATTCGGCATCACTGCTACTTCGCCTTGTGCGACCGGCATGTTGACCCGCAAATAAAATGGTGTCTGCCAGACATCCGGTTCGTCGGCACTGGCTGCCGGATCAGCATCAAAACCCATGCCGAGCCCGCTCTGCCCTCGCAGCAAAAACATGGTGACGAGCGCGACGAACCCGAGCAACAGGACAGTGTTTTCGGCTTGTGTCACTTCGCCACCGTTCAGTTGTAAAGGGCTTCGGCGATGCGTGCCTGACCGCCATAGAGCGCGTTCGCGATGCCTGTCTGTGATGCGTACATCGCGACACCCTGCGCGGCGAGCGAGGCATAAAGCGCTTCGCTGGCCCGGGCCTGTGTCGAGTAGGCGGCCTGATTGGTGCCGAGCTGCTGGGCCTGTGTCGCAACCCCAACCGCCGCGTCCCTGGCAGCGTATGCCTGATTTGTGCCAAGGGTTGTCGCTTGTGCCGCGACCCCGAGCGTGGTTGCCCCCTGTATCGCCACTTGTTGCACTTGGGCGAGGAACCCCGCTTCGGCGGTCTGTGCCCCGTAGGCGGCCTGACCGAGCGCGGTTGAACTGGCAATCCTCGCCTGCTCCGTAGCCGCGCCATATTGCAGGGTTGCGGCCTGAATATCGCGGTCGTAGCCGGCCTGAACCATGTTCGCGCTCAACGTCGATTGCAGCGTACCCAACTGCAAATCCGCCGCCGTCTGGCCTGTCTGCACTCCAGCTTGAAGCCCGGCGACGCCTAGCTGTGTCTGGCTGTCGATCGTTCCCAGCGCGATATCCCCGGCAACCCTCTCGTGGACCGCCTGAAGCGCAAGCTGGGCCTGTGAGACTTGGGCCTGCGCTGCCACCTGCTGAGACTGGAACGCATTCCCGGCCTGCGCCGCCGCCGCCTGCGCTCCGTAATAGGCCGAGAGATCTTGCCCCTGCTGCGGGGCCGGGGCGCTGCTGCCGCGCGCGAACAGATAGACGATGATCGCCCCGACGATAAAGATGCCGATCCCCAGCATCGCCGGATGTTCGCGCGCCCACGCTTCGATTTTGTGCCACATTTAGCCAATCCAATTTTCCGGCGGGGAGAACAATTCCAGATCGAGCATGTCGGCCTGCGTTGCGGTCGTGACCACCAGCGGGGCGCTGACATATTGCCCCTGCACGAGCCCGCCCAGCCCCGAGGTAATGAGCCCCGGCGCGGCGAACGTTGTCGCTTGGAAATGCCGCAGATCGCCGCGATTGACGGTGCCCGCGCCAATCGGGCTGAACTCGGAAAGCCCCAGTGCTTCGTAGGCATAGGCCGGCGCGCCAGGGAAGGGCTGGCTTGCGTAGAAATGACTATGACCGCACCATGCCGACCAGCGCGGCCATAGGTGCTCGCCGGCAGCACCCCCGGCTTGCGGGCCGCCCGGTGGCGGGATAACCCAAGCCATCGGTCTAGCCGTACATATTCACAACGGGTGACGGGCTGAACCCGCCGAACACATTGCCGGTCCCCATGCCGCCCGGGTAGGCCAAATTCGGCGCGGTGGTTGCTCCGGTGACGGGGCTGATCGCGACATCGAGCACGTTCCCGAACCCCGACGCGCTGGCCTGAATCACCCCGGCCGTGTTTGAGTTTTTGCTGACGATCAAAGCAAGTATCGCGACCCCGACAACCCCCATTGCAATGGTCAAAAGCATTTCCGTGATCTGGTTCATTTTACTCAACCTCAAATCGTGTAGGTATTGCCGGTAGAGTTGCCGATCCCGAACGGGCTAGAGACTGCACTCGCGCCGCTACCACTGCCGGTGACGGGCGAAACAGCCGCTTGCAGGATCGAGGAAAAGCCCGAGGCGGCGCTTTGAATCACACTACCGGTCTGCGAATTTTTACTGACCAGCACGGCGATAATCGCGAGCCCGATCACGCCGCTGACTCCGAAGATCACGCCTTGCCACATTTCGTTCATAGTCTGCGGCCCCTCAGAGAAAGAATGGCGCAACCTTGGCGAGCGTCCCGACGACATCGCCCGCCTCGCCGAGCGGCCCGCCGCCGCTGCCGCCTTTGCCGCTTTGACTGACCTGAACCGGGATTGCCTGCGGCAGCGGTTGCTTGGCGTTGACGTTTGCCGGGGTTGCCGGCTGTGGCAATGGCCCGGTAAATGCCGCACTCATTTTGGTAAAAACCCCCTGATTGGAGATAAATATTCCCAGTACAACCAGCGCCAAAAGCAAACGCGAGGGCGTCTGTAATGGCTTGTAATACCCGAGCACGCCTATCGTCAGTATTGCTGCAAGCCATACTATGAACCCCTTGCCGCCTGTGCCTGATCCGGTGATATCGCCATAGAGCAAATTCCATAAATTACTCTGCGTGCCCCGGATCGCGGTTACGATTAGAAGCAGTCCAATCAACACCAGCGCAAACGGCATTCAGAAATCCGCTCCACCGCCAAAATCAATCGGACCGCCGCTGCCGCCGCCAAACAGATCGAACCCGCCAACCTGTTTGACTAAGCCGCCCGTCTGGGTTGCCAGATCGGCGACCTGCCGCACCTGCCCGGTCACGCCCGAGACGGTGGCACCGCCGCCGCTCGCCGTACCGCCGGTTTCCGGTCCCGGATAGGGTCCGAGCACGGTCGCGAGATATTGCGCGAGTTCGCCCCGGGCCGTGACATAGACCAGAAACAACGAAACGATGGCGAGCGCGATCCAGGTGGATTGCGCCACCTAGAACCCCAAACGCGCCGCATATGCCGGGTATTTCGCGCCGATCAAGTAGAACACGACTGCGACGATAACAAGCCCAATCCAGTGTTGTGATTCCATGTTTTCACCTATTCCTTAAAGTGTGCAAGAACACGTGACCAAAGCCCCGCCGACACCAGCACAACACCGACGATCAGGAACCAGTGAACAAGATCCATCTGCGTTGTAAATGGCTGCTTGATCCATGCCTTCGTCGTATCTACTAGAGCACTAACCGCCCCCATCGTTTTACACTCCCTCTCGCAGTTTGCTTCGCAAACCGCTGCCGGTCATTACGATGTAAGACATTGTCTTAGCTCCCGTAAAGCGAGCCGGCCTGTGTAATCATATTGATAAGCGCAAGGCTTTCAAACCCGATCAACACAGCGGTTGTAGTATCAGTAACGGTAGCCGGGTTTATCAACAACTCCATATTGCCATATTGGATCGTTGACACTGGCTTGTCCCGGAAATCGAAATAGTACATAGACAATGGGAAATCATCCCCGAGGATCAGCCGGCTATCGACATAGTTCTTGTATGGCCCTTCCTTGAAGATGTTCGTGTAGTTGGCGCTCTGCATCGCGAAATACGAAATCGGATTTGGTCCGCCCAACGTGTAGTTGGTGGCGTCGTCATAGATCGCGGTTAGCGACATAAAGTCCCTGAAATTGGCAAACGGGATCGGGTTGTCCTGATTTTGCACGATCCCACTCGTCGCGGTGTTATTCATCAGATACGCGGTCGAAAGATCGAGCAACGGCAATACCGGCCCGCCCTGCTGCGAGATCGGCAACTGATCGAGGAAGTTCTGGTGAACCGTGATCGTGAAATTCGTCAACGTCCCGGCACTGCCCGCGCCGGAGTACATGCCCCTTTGCAGATTGCGAGCCGCGGTCACCGTAAAGAGTTGCGGGTTGATGGTAAGAGAAAGGTTCATCACCGCATTCGTCACGTTCGCGTAGATCGAACCTCGCAAATCGTGATCGGTATAAGAAACCGGCACCTCGAAAAACAGTCGGAAATTCTGCGTCCCGGTCGGGATCGTGACCGGCGCAAGAAGGGCATCGGTAGTGTTGCCGTAGCCGAACGGATTCGGGCTGCGGGTAGTCCCGGAAATCGGTTCGTCGAGAGCCGCTGCGCTGGCAAACGGCCGCCTGCGCTTGGCGCTGCTGACGGCGGTCAAGTGCCAGCCGGTGGTTGAGATACGCTGCTGATTACTAAGGTCGGTGAACTCAACCCGGCTAAAAAAATTACCGCCGCCGGCCAGGGTGCGGGTCAACGCGCTGGCGGCGGTGATGACCCCGGAAACTTCAACGACAAATCGCTTAATCAGCCCCACATTCCTAGGCGGCAGGTTAATGACCGTGCCCGGCCCCTGGTTGTTCGCGGCTGAGAATGTTTGCGTGTAGATCGGCAGCCACATATTGACGGCTTGCCGGATCACCGCATTACGCGCAAGAACGTTCTGCTGCTGCGGTGTAATCTGTTGTTGCATTGACTGTGCCATTGCGCGTTATCCCTGTGGCGAGTTCCAAGAGGCATAGATTGCCGTTACTCCAATACTGGCAATCGCCAGCATCAGGAACACGACAAACCAATTTGCGGGGTTCCTAATCAGCCCCCAGTTGATAAATTGGTCAGGCATTTTTACATGCCCCCCGCCTTGAGGTTTTTGAATACCTGACTCAAGAGCCCGAACAGCACATAGCCGAGCCCGGCCATCAGTATGACGGTCAGCCAGTTCTCAAAATTCCAACTCAAGAATACCCGGTCCATTAGATGTGCCTCATTCTAGAGTGTCGCGGGTTGCGCTCCACAAACCGGTTTAAGATATCGTCTGTGCCGGGAACCGGCTTCATCAGAAAAGCCCGGTCGTTGGCAACGTCGTAATAGTAGCTGTGTCTCGCCGGCAGCTTTTTTTCAAGATCGAGCCCCGGCAGGAAGGATTGGATAGTCTGCCGGTCACGCTTGTCATTCATAGAGAAGACGGCGAAGTAGCTTGCTTCTGATAGGACGAATCGGTTGAGCCATACCGGGCGTTGACTGAGGATTATCACCGGAATTGCCTTCGAGCGGCCTTGCGAGAGCAAAGCCTGCAATGATCCCCTGTCGGGTAATATGTGGCCTTCGTCTACCCATAGCCCGGCGTGACCCTTTCGCCATATTCGCCATAACAGTGCCTCCGTCGCGTCATGCTGATCCGGCCTTGGGTGAACTACATACAAGCCCGGCTGCTTGGGGATTTTCGCGTCAATCTTTATTTCTTCAAGCTGCGGGATTTGTGCGATCAGCGGGTCGTATTTGTAGTCGATGATGACCCACGGCACTTTGTCCCAATTTCCGTGCGACAAAGCCCACGCGGCAAAGTGCGTCTTACCCGACCCGGTCCTGCCCAACACGGCGAGCCGGTCGCGCGGCCCCGGCAAGTGGAAGGCCACCGGAGCGGCTGGCGTTGCCGCCAAACGTTGGGGAAGATCGTCCAACGGCATCGCCGGGGGCCTATGCCGTCCCGGTGGTTGAATACGATCCGGCCATACTTGCCGGGTCGAGTTGGCTTGGCGTTACCACTGCCGCCGGCCCGTTATAGGGCTGCGCCGCTGTCGCTGTCGCCGGCCTTTCGGTAACGCCGGGAGCGTTACCTATCGGTTGGCGCTCGCTCCACGATTGCAGTGCGCGTGGCCCGGAAATGGTCGCGCCGACAATGGCAAGCTGCGCCCAATCCGCTGCCTTCTGCGAAGACGCAACCGGGTAATGCCGCGCCACATTGGCGACCGCCGCCGATAGCTGAGTCGCTTCTGCTGGCGAAATTTCCCAATGGTTGCCGGCTTTAAAGGAAAGAACCAGAAAACATGAGTGAAGTAGTGATTCTATAGAGCTTAAATCCAGCGCCTTCGTCTTACTGGATGCGCGCTTGGGCTTGGGCTGTTCTTCTCCACGTCCGCCCCCAAAGATGCGCCCAAGGAAACCGGACCCGCTTCCACTTCCGCCGCTGTCCCGAGGTCCGGCCCCGGTATCACTTCCGTTTCCGTCACTTCCTCCGCTTCCGATGGTGGCCGGGTCAACGACTGGAATTGCGCTTCCATCGCTTCCTGTCGCGCTGCCAGTGCTTGGTAGTTCTCCGCGAGCGCGAGCCGCTCTGTTTCGTGCCGTTGTAGCTCTACCTCTCGCAAGTCCTTCAAGCTGTTTGCGACGCCGCTCAGGGTCGCTTGATATTCCTGTTTCCATTGCTCGCTTTCTGTTTCCAGGCGGCGCATCCGTTCTGCCGCGTCGAGTTCCGCTGCCGCCGCGGTCGCGCCGGCCAGCGCCACGGCGGTTTCGGCGGCAACGACTGTTTCGGTCGCGCCGGGGGCTTCGGCCTGCTGCTCGCCTTCGTGCTCCACGACGACGTGTTCGACGGTTTCATCACTCATTGGTGCGAACTCGCACTTTCATCGCTCATTTGTGCAAATCTGCATTTCCAGCGCGTCGAGCCGGCCGCGCACGATCATCAGTTCTGCGTCGAGCACCGCGACCAAGAGCGGCAGGTCGTCGGGGCTGGCGAGCGGCCCGAACCCGGCCGGGCTACCGCCGGCTGCTGCCGCCGCTTCGAGCGCTTCGAGGCTGAGCGCGTCGAGGGTCAGCATGGGTCCACGCTCAACAATGCGAGCCGGTCCACGCTCGCTTTCATCGCGGCAAGCTGGGTCATGCCCTCGATTTGGGCGAGGCGAAGGGAGGCGAGCTCGGCCGTGACCCGAGCCTGATCGCGCTTCAGCCCCGCGAGCGCTTCCTGCGCTTCGGCGAGGACCGCTTCAGTCTTGGTGACGAGCGGTTGAAACTGGGGGAGAACCTGCGCCAGAAGCTTTTTAACGGCGGACTCAACCCACGGTGGCAGGCCGCTACTCTCAACCGTGCCGAGGTTGGCCGGCGGATCAGTGTTCTGCACCGCGCCAAGCCCGCGCAACTGGCTCGCATCGTCCCGGCCGTTAGTGCGGCTGGCGAAAAATGGCATCAGTTACTCCCTGCTTTTAGCGCGTCGAGTTCAGCCTTTAATTCTTTAATGGCATTTATCAGAACATAGGTAAGCGAGCCCGGATCGAGAGTTGAAAGTGTTATTACTTCGTCCTTTTCCGGGTCGTTGTAATCGAAGGTGCCACACGCTTCCGGTATGTGTGGTTTTACCTGATCGGCGATAAGCCCGTAGCGTACTCGGTTATCGGTATCCTTAAACGGTGCGTTTTCGTTGTAGACGTAAGCCACGCATTCAAGTGCAAGGATCGCGTCGAGGCCGCGCAAGTATGGCTGTATATCGGACTTTACCGTGACGTCGGAAATCAACCCCCAGGTGCCGGAATTGTTTAAGCAACTACCGTCCGGTTTAACAATAATAGCGGTATTTGGAGATACTCCCGCGCCGCCGTCACCGGCAGACGACGTGGTAACTTGTATCGCAAAATTCCCGGAGCCGAGGTCGTGGTTTATTGCCGCTGAATAGCCGCTCTGTATGCTGCGCCATATCGCGCCGTCGAAAACCGCGTTAAATCCGAGTAGTTGTCGCGTCGCTAGATACCCCGCGACAACTGAACCGGCCTGCGTCGGAATACCGTTTCCCGAGCCGCCCACCAGCAGAGAAACATCAGCATAAATTTCGGTGTCAGCAATAAGCATTTTCCGCGCGTTGTGGGCTCTAAACTCCATATTGCCCTGGCCGCCGGAGGTGTTGCCGTAAGCAATCATCGACGGACCGTTAGCCCCGCCAATAAAGCCAAAGACGCCCGCCGCCCCTGTCGCGCCGTCCGCGATCTGGTAATTCAGCGCGCCAACGTTGCCGCTGAACGTCGCGTTACCCGTTACCGGCGCAAAGAACAGCGGAGTTAGTACCCCCGACGCAAAATCACCCGCCGCAGTATTCTGCTGGAAATTGAGATTACCGCCGGAACCAACGGTAATGCGCCACAACCCGCCCGCCGTGTTCGCCGGCACGGTATTAAGAAACTGCACCTGCGCTTGTACCGCGGACTGCACTACAAGCGTGCCGGTCATCGTGTCGCCGGTCACATTCACGTAGAGCGGGTCGGCGACTGCTTGAGTAAAGCCGCTGCGCGCGTCGACATATTGCTTTGTCGCGGCCTGCAAGGGCTGGGTCGGGTCGGCCGAGAGGGTGACGCTGGTCACTGCGAGCGGGGCCAGCGGACCGGCGTATGGGATTTGTATCTGTCCGCTTTCGCCTAACCATAGCGTGCCGGTGGGGGATATACTAAGTGCAGTGATCGAGTTTACGAAATCATAGATAAAAAACGAATTGTCGAGATGCCGCCCTATTTGAAATTTTGCCGTGCCGGCTTCAGAAAAAATGATCGTGGATTGCACACTGGCCGGGCCATTAACCGTTAAAATGGCATTACTCGCAGCCGGTGCGATAGTTAGATTCCCGGACATCGTATCGCCGGTCTTGCTGACGTATTGATCGCCGGACACGATGGTTTTACCGGGTTGGATAAACTCCCCGGTGCCGAGCTTTACTGCGCCGCCGGTGCCGTTTACTGTCCCAATTAAAATCCAATTTGAGGCAATCGGACTTACGCCGGTATAGGCCGCGACCCAAAATGTTATATCGGATTGAACGCCGCCGAGCGTATGCACCGCATACAGTGCTTCCCAAGCGGTCAGCACAATCCCGGCGGCGGTCCAGGTGCGTGCCACACCGTCGTATGTGTTGCCGGCCGGAATAGTCCCACTTGTCGGCTGATCAATCGTTAAGTTATTGCTTGCCGTCGTTGCAGAGGAAACCGGCATGCACATCAACGACGCGGACCAGCCAAGCCTCCCGCCGATACCGCCCCAAGTAATATTCCCGCCGCCGGTCATCACCGGCTGCGCGTGGTTGTACCCTTCCACGTAAGAGGCCAGCGCCACCGTCACGTTGCCGGCATTGCCGCCGCCCGCGATCCCCGGCCCCGGGGTGACGCCGGTTATGGTGCCGGCACCGGCCGGGCTGAGGGTCCATGTGCCATTCGCGGCGCGCGCCAGTTGCCCGGTCTGCGACCCGGCGGCGGTCAGGTTGTCGAGGCCGAGGAAGCCAGTGCTCGCGCCCGTGCCGCCGTTCAGTATCGACATCGGCAGCGCGGGCGTGCCGCCGGCCGAGAGCGGTTCCATGACCCAGTTGCCGGCGGAATTGCGCGCCAGGAGCCCGCTGGTGGTGCCGCCGGTTTCCGCCAGCGCGTCGAGGGCCAGATCGGGGGTTGCCTGCCCGGTCCCGCCGTATTGAATCGCCAGCGGGGTCTGTAAGCTGATCGTGCCGGTTGCCGTGATCGGGCCGCCGGCTAAGGGGGCTGCCGTGTCGATGTGTGAGACGCCAGCCACGCCGGTCCCTCCGGGGGTTGAGCCAAAGACGAGGG